CGCCGCCGGCAAGTCGAGTCTGGCGCAGGCGACGGGTGCCGTGTTGTGCGGCGCCGGCTTGCCGCTCGCCGGTCTCGCGAAGGCCTCGGCCGGATTGCTGGTCAAGAGCGGCGCCAACGAAGCACGCATCGTGATCAAGGGGGAATCGGGAACAGCGCGGATCGATTGGCCCGCCTGTCAGCCTTCGGCGCAGGGCGAACCGCCGGCGGCGTCGGTTTATGCCGCGGGGCTCTTGAGCATCGCTGTTGAAGCGCCGGCAGACCGCGCCCGAACCCTCGGCAAATACTTGCACGCCGATCCGACGCGCGAGGATCTCGCCCGCGCCCTCGTCGACGAGGAGATGGACGACGACGCGGTTGCCGTCATCTGGAAACTGATCGAGGCGCAGGGCTGGGATGGCGCGCACACGCTGCGCAAGGAAAAGGGCACCGAATACAAGGGCGCCTGGCGCCAGGTCACCGGGGCGAACTGGGGCAACCGCGTCGGCGCCTCGTGGGTTCCGGCCGGTTGGCAGTTCGAATTTGAGGAGCCAAAGGAAAACGATCTGCTCGCCGCACTCGCGCTCGCCAAGGGGAACCACGACAAGGCGATTGCCGCCGCCGCCGTGTCGGGCGCGGAGCGAACTCGGCTCGCGGCCGAGGCAGCAGCTGTCGAACCCCGCAAGGACGCCTTGCAACAGGCCGAGGCGACTGCCGAACGGCTCGCCGGCGAGCTTGTCGTCGCCCGACAGGCGCGCGCCGCGCTGCCCCCGGGCACTGTCGATCCGGGCATGCCGTGCCCGCACTGCGGCGCCTTTGTCGTGTTGCGCCGGGTCAATCTCGCCGAAACCCGGCTCGAACCGGCTGAGGCGGCGCCGCCCGCTTCTGAACTCAAAAAGCGCCGCGATGCGATTGCCAGAACCGATGGCGATGTCAGTCGGTTGACCGGTCAGGTGGGCGAGGCCGATCACGCCGTCGACCAAGCCCGCTTTAGTATGCAAACCGCTCTACTCGCCCGCACCAGTCTCGACAAGATGCCGCCGCCGACCGAGGCCGAAGTCGATGTCGAGGCCGCCAAGGCGGAGGTTGATGCCGCCCAACAGCGGCTGATCGGGTTCCGGCAAAAGCGCGACGCCGACGATCTGCACGACAAGATCATGACCAACAACGCGGTGATCGACATTCTGGCGCCCGACGGGCTGCGAGCGAAAAAGCTCGGCCACGTCCTCGAACTGTTCAACACCGCGCAGCTCGGCCGGCTGAGTCTCGCCGCGGGCTGGAACCAGGTCACTGTCGATGCCGAAATGACATTCGTCTATGGCGGGCGACCCTACGCGCTGTTGTCGACCAGCGAGCAATATCGGGTCCGCGCCGTGCTGCAGGTGGCGATGGCGCATCTCGACGGCTCGGCGATGGTGGTGCTCGACGCCGCCGATGTCCTCGACGGTCCCACCCGCTCAGGCTTGTTCGATCTGCTTGATGAAGCCGGGCTGCCGGCTCTCATCTGCATGACGCTCTCGCGGCGGGAGCAGGTCCCGGACATCGAGGCGGACGGGCTTGGCATGTCCTACTGGATCGAGGACGGCGTCGCGCAGCCGCTGCACGAGCTCGCCGAGGCCGCGGCATGACCCTCGACGATTGGCTCGCCGCGAATTGCCGCTACCTCGAGGCGACGGTCCAAGACCTGCCGGCGAAGGGTGACTTGCCGCCGTTTTTCGCCGCAATGAAAGACGGTATGCCGATTGTCGTGGGACTCGATTTTCGGATGCTCGACAAGGCCTTGGCGGTCAATCTGTTTCAGGCAGTTCTCAAACGCGCCGGGGCCGATCAGTACGCGATCATCGTCGCCGCCTGGTATGTGAGGGTGCGCCAGGACGAAAATTTCGACGCCACCTTTCGACAACTTGATCGAGAAGGTACGGGCGGCGCCTACAAGGATCAGCGGCGCGAATGCTATCAGGTCGTTGTCGGCGACCGCGAGCGCTCGCTGGGCGCGCTCTTTGACGTCGAACGCGACTACAAAGGCAAAATCCGCCGCCTGATCCGGCAATCGGGCACGCCCAAAGATATGTTCGGCCGCATGGTCGATCTGCTGGTCCCCCAGACGAGGCACTGAAATGGCGCGAATAGACGATGGGAACGGCGATCTCCCCGACCTCGGCCCGTGCTGCATGTGCGAGGGCGGGCCCACGCACAACCTGATCATGTTAAGTCAACGCGGCGCGATCCCCGGCCACGGCTGGGGCTGTGTCGTCTGCGATCTGCCGCTCGACGGCGCCTATGCGGTGCTGTGCGAGGCCTGCATCATCCGGTGGCAGCAGGACAATTCATTGTTGACAATCGCGTGCCGTGGCTGGCCCGGCGAGGGCCGCATCCCGATCACGGAGTTGCCGGCGGGCGCGTTCGACCACGATATGAGCAAGCACCCGGAGGAGGCAGCCCGAGCCTATAAAGTGAGGCAGGAAATCGAAGTGCCACAAGACCCAACGCCGACCGTGAACTAACCCCTTGACAATACACGCGTTTTGTGTATAATGGCTCGCGTTCGTCTAACCTTTCGTCAGCGCGATATCACGGCGGCGATCAAGGCGGTCGAGGCGGCCGGTCATAAGGTCGCGCGCGTCGAAATCGGGCAAGATGGGCGTATTGTGGTGGAACTGACGCCGCCTGTTGTCAGCGGAACGGCGCCAGAACCAAAGCCAAAACCCAATCCATGGGATGAGGTCTTCGATGAGGATTATAAAGCGTTTTGATTACATCAATCAATATCGCGATCGGCACGGTCGGCAGCGGTATTATTTTCGCCGCAAGAGGCAACCTCGAATACCGTTGCCCGGTCTCCCTGACTCGCCGGAATTTGTCGAAGCTTATCGCGCTGCGCTTGCCAACCCAGGGACGCGCGAAATTGGTGAGAACCGTTCCCCCCAAGGTTCGCTGAGCGCGGCCATCGCCCGTTATTACGGCGATCACAGTTTTCTTGCCCTGGCGCCGATCACGCAAAAGAACCGACGCGCCATCCTCGAGCGTTTCCGTAAGGCGCACGGCGACAATTCGTTGCGTGAGCTGTCGCAAAAGCACGTGATGGCGATCCTCGGCAAATTGCAACCCTTCGCCCAGCATGGCTACCTCAAAGCCGTGCGGCACTTGATGCAATATGCTGTTCGAGCCGGGTTGCGCGACGATGATCCCACCGTCGGGGTCGCCCAGGCCAAATCAACCAGAACCAAGGCCGACGGACGCGAGCGCGGTTATCACACTTGGACCGAAGACGAGATCGCACAATTCGAAGCCAAGCATCCAATCGGTTCGCGGCCGCGGCTGGCGATGGCGTTGTTGCTCTATACCGGGCAACGCCGCGGCGATGTCGTGCGCATGGGGCCGCAGCATTTCCGGGGTGGCAAGTTCACGATCCGACAGCAGAAGACCGGACAACCGATGGACGTCCCGATTCATCCCGAGCTGGCGCATATCATCGCGGCGTCCGAATGCGGCAATTTGGCGTTTCTGATGACCCAATTCGGCAAGTCGTTTGCCGTGGCCGGGTTTGGCAACGCGTTTCGCGATTGGTGCAACGAGGCCGGCTTGTCGCACTGTTCGGCGCACGGGCTCAGGAAGGCGATCTGCCGGCGCTTGGCCGAAGCCGGGTGCACGGCGCCGCAAATCGCCGCGATATCAGGTCATCGAAGTCTCAGGGAGGTGCAACGCTATATCGACGCCGCCGATCGTTCGCGCATGGCAGAGGCGGGGATGGCCCGATTGATTCAATTCCCAGAGCCTAGCGGAAGCGGGTCACCGCTTCCGCTAGTCATTGCGAACCAACCGGGATCAAGAAAGTGACTAACCTCCCCACCCCGGTTAGTCACTTAGATCGAAAACGTCAACGAAATCAACGCGATTTTAGAGGGATGGCTCCCCGGGCCGTACTATAACTAGCCAATGAATTCAACGTCTTACGATGACTAACCTTCGCCATTTCGCGATCAGACATCAATGGGTTACGCGCAATGTGCCTAACCTCGCACCGGGCAAATTAACCAAAGCGGAAGCGGGTCGCCGCTTTCCGTCTATGCGATTTCTCTCGCGTCGAGGATCGCCAGCGCCTCCTTGTGGCGTGAGTCGAGGCGCGCGAGCCAACCTCGGCCAAAGGTCGCGAAGGTGCCGAGCCCGCGATAGTAACGCTCGTGGCGGGCCCGGAGGTCGTCGATCAGCTGGCGCGGGTCGGCCTGCGCCGCGGCCGTCAGCGTCTGCGGCCCGATCCGGCCATCGACGAGAACGCCGAGCACTTCCTGCAGCAGTTGCGCCGAACGGAAGGTGCCGGCATTCACCCCCATGTCAAAAACCATGTGGTCGACGCCGTGCGGGAGCTGACCCGCGCTGATCGGGTGCCAATAGTTCTCGCGATAGATCTCCCGTGCCGTCTGCTCGCTGATCCCACGCAGCTCGTCCTTGGTCGCGTTCGGACGCTTCGTCCAGGCGCGATAGGTGGCGAGCGTGATGCCGCGGTTGGTGGCGCCGCCGGGGTCGGCCGGGTGATCGACATAGCCGCCTTCGTGCCTGAGCGTGTGATCTACGGCGCGCGGGAAGTTGTCAGCCATTCATTCCTCCGGTGGAGCTGGCGGCGACGGTGGCGGCCGGCCGGCCACCAGCAGCGCCAGGATCGTGGTCAGAATTTCGCTCCAGTAATCGCGGATCAAGGCTCCGATGCCGATTTGGTTGCAGGTCCCCGCCGCGAAGCGCCCGGTCAAAGTGCCGACGACGCAACCGGTAACGACCAGCGCGATAAGGCCCATGGTCACAATCACGAGCACGGCGAGCAGCCAGAAGGCCGCCCTGAGAATATCGAACGGCGGGCGAGGGGCGGGCAAGCGTCAAGCGGGCGCCGGCTTAGGCCACGCCGCCTCCAGCTCGTCGATGCGCCCGGCCAATTCTTTGACGGCGTTGACTAGCGCGTAAGTCAATGCGCCGCCATTATATCCCTCGACTGTTTTCGGCGGCTCGGTTCGCAATGCCGCCGCGATCCCGTCATCCTCGACCTCAAGCTGCACGATCATTTCCGGCATCGGACCGCGATAATCTTCGGACGCAATACCGATAAGGCGGCGCTCGCTGTAAATCATCGGCTGTAATTGACGGAGCGCGGCAAGCCCATGTTCATAAGGCTCGATCGCCTCGGCGCGAGTGTGCAAAACGAGTGCCGTATTCCAAGGACCTCCCTGGTTACTGGCACCATGCGCGGCAGAAAAAATGCCGCCCGGCTCTAGATGTATTTCAAAGCCGCGATAACAGCGATTTTGGGCATAGATGAAACCGCCGCCGTTAATGTCCAGTTGACCGCTGATGACCGTATTGCCTTGAATATCCGCCGTGGTGCAGCGGAAATAATTCGTCACAACCTGATTGTGGCCGGTAATGTTATTGCTGACAAGCTCGCTGGCGCTGAGATTGCCGGCAATCGCAGCATTGCCGCTAACATTGAGATCGGTATAGCTGCGCAGCGCGCCGCCGGTGATTTCGCCAGCGGCGACAATCGCGTAATTGACGTTTAGATTGCCGTCGACCGCGCCGTTGCCGCTGGTCCAGGTATTAAGCGCCGCATGACCGGAGACGACAAGGCCGCCGGATTGGATCGCGCCGGGAACAACAAACCCGCCCGAGAATTGGCCGTCAACACGAAAACCGAGAAATGAGCCATCCCAGGCCCAGCCGATATCATTGGCCGAGCCCAAAGCAGGGTATTGAATGCCCCTTCCGCCAATTCTGGCGATGCCGCTCGTAGTGAGGGTATTCGCGCCCACATCGCCGACGGCCGTAATAGCATTGGCGGTCAGATTGCCGGTAATGTTCGCGTTGCCGGTGTGGGTCAATATGCCGCCGAGGCCGATGCTGAGGCGCACCACGTCCCCGGTTATGTCGGTGATCGAAAAGGCCCCGGTTGCATCTGTGCCCAATGCCCAGGTACGCACCCCGGTAACGGTGCTGATGAGCCGCGCGTGCAATGCCGGCGTAGCCTGCTGATCGACTCTAATGGTCAGCAAATCGCCGCCGCCAGGACGATAGAGCACCCCGCCAGACAATGGCAGAAAGCCTGCGAGGTCGGGGTTTGCAGCCTCGGCAATCCTCTGGATCGCCTGGTAGAGCTGGCTGCTGTCCGCCTTGTCCGGTGCCATCCCGATGCTGGTGATCACGGTCAGGATTTCCTCCTGTACCATGTTCAACCACCAGGCATCGACAATCGTCGCCTCGGCTCCAGAGGCCGGATTGCCGTCCGTGAAAAAGCCAGGGGCAAATGGCGGCGGGGTTATCGGGATCGAGGGAACCGCGCTCGGACTGTCAATTCTGAACACGCGGAGTCTCCCCGTCGAGCGCGGGCATGCCGCTGCCATTGGCCATAGCTTGTGCCTGCCCTTGTTGGGCAAGCTTGCGGATTAGCGGGTCGACGATCCGCCAGGGTCCCCCCTCGCCCAGGATGGTGAGCACCTGATTCCATTCTGCGGCGGTCATCGTCATGGTGATTTCAGCAGTGGCGTCCATCTGTCCCCCCTCATCTGTGCAGCAGCTCAGCGCGCAAGGCAGCAATCGCATCATCGACATATCGCTTTGTCGCGGCCTCAAGGTCCTCAACCGGATCGGCAGGGAGCTGGACAGGGAGCAGGAAGCTCGCGCCGTCCTTGGTGATCGAAATCACTGCGCGGTCTGGCAACCCCCACTCGGTCGTAGTGCCGATTTGCAGGCCGCTCCCGTCATTCCACAGACCGACATAAGGGTCGCCAAACCTGCTGGTAATCAGGGCAAATGAAGGGACAGCCGCTTCGGACCCGACGACGCCTTGCACCCAGACGCTATTACCGGCTGCGCTCGCAGCTCCCATCAGTATCGGGTTGCGGGTTTGCGTCTCACCGATATTGAAAAATTCGGAGTCGCTCCACATCCCGTAACCTGAAGTCACTGCGTCAAGCGGCGGGACAATGTTGAGCATAGTCGTCGCTATATTCTGAAACGGACCGCCAGCCTGTATTGCGCTGATCTCGTCCCGCGCATGGGAGAAGTTGCGGCGTACGCTGTCGGTCTGCGGCCTGCCTGTAATCGGCAATGACGGATCAATCTGACTGACCATTAGGGCATGTCCCAGAGCGAGCTGCCGCCGTCCCACTCGGAATAACCCTCATCCCAGATTGAGCCGACGTAGGCAAATTGCAGGATGGTGTGAGCTGGTTTAAGCGGCTCGATCACGCATTCAAGCATCCGGTTCCCCCAGCGCCTCAGCCGTTCCCCGGCTGTGCTGCGGCCAGCGCGGAATGACCAGACGCGATTGTTGATCGCGGTAATCCGCCATGTGTAAAGCCAATCCTGCCCATTGACCCGCTGGCCAGCTCGATTAGCGCCAGCGCGGAAGGCAAAAAATTCGGTGATCGTGATATCGAACCCAAGCGCGGCTGCGACGGCGATATAGTAGGCTTTGCTCTGCCCGCCCCTCGATGCCAGCTTGAACAGGACCGCCGCGCGCCGTTCCTGAAGTCCCGTCAAGGGCGGGCGGATGCAGGGGTCAGGCAGGCCGCAGATGCGCTCCCAATCGGCCAGGGTTTCGAGTGCCGTCCCTGGATAGGACTCGGTCAGCAGGTCACAATCCCGATGGGTGACCCTGGCAAACTCGACCGCGAGGCCGGCGAAAGTCCGCATCAACACCGTGCGCGGCTCGCGCGGCCAGGCCCAGCCCCGAGGCAGCAGGTCAGCGAGCACCTGGGCGTAGTCGTCGGCAGTCAGACCGTAGACCGGCTGGGGCTCGTTCTCAGGCTGCGCCTCGCGGGAAAGTTCAACGCGCATGAAGTTGCCTCAGCATCGGCAACAAGGCATCGAAGACTGCTTGAGCGGCCGCAGAGACCTCGACGCCTTCCGGCACGGTAATTTTGGGTTGCTCTCCGTCAAATGAGATTGACAGCACCAATCGCTGCTCGGGTGTTGGCCCATAGAAATTCAAACTATGGGGTTGCGGCGCGAATTGGCAAAATTGATCATTCATTGATAGGTGACCTCCCCCAGGCCGACAATCTCACCGAGCTGCACGTCGATGCGGTCTGTTGGGCTGACCAGCACAAAGCGGCGCACGCCTGGGGTGAATGAGATAGCGGCTGACCATTGGTCGCGGTAGATCGAGCCGCCAGGCTCGGCCTCCTCCAGCAGCATGTGATAAAGCCCCTCATAGATCAGGCGGCGGATTTCGGGCGTGTCAGGCTCCAGGTCAGCAATCGCCACGTCTGTGGGGACCTCGACCGGGGCGAACACCAGGACCCGCGCCGTGACTGGCCGCACCGGCTCGATGTGCGCTGCCACCAGCTCCACGTCGGCAGGGATCGGAATGCCCGAGGGGCCGCGAACATCATCCATCATGAAGCGCACGGTCACCGAGCCCGCGCCGCCCTGCAGCGGGTAGCACCAGGCCCTGGTGACCCCTGGGACCTCCAGCGCCCATCTGACGTAATCGAACGCAGCACCCCCATGGGGCGGCTGGCGGATGCGTGCCAGGACCGCGCGCAGCAGGGCAGGGTCAACCTGTTCGTCAGCTCCTCCAGCCAGGCCAGGCTCTGCGACCTCACCAGTGACCGCGACCCCCGCGAATGTCGTCAAAAGCTGGAGCTGCACTCCAGGCTCGGAGTTGCCAGCAGCACCAGCCTCGCTCGCGTACAGGGTGACGGTGATTTGCCCCCCTGCCTCTGAGGCCCCGAGGGGGATGGTGTATTCAACCCCGTCAGTGCGGCGCACCTGGGCGTTGTCGCGGATCGAGGCCCCGGCATCAGCCGGCCAGGTCGCCGGCCCATTGGCGATCGCAGCCGGGATGCGAGGGACCCCCCAAATGGAAGCCCAGCGGTCCAGAAATTCCTGCTCGGCGCTGTCTGGGAACAACTGGCGAAATGACCATTCCAGCCGGCCGTACAGCAAATGCGCGGATCCGGCCTCGACCTCCGAAAATGCGCGTAGGTTGTTGACGCGGAGCCTGGTGTCGGCTCCCCGCAATTTGGCTTCTAGGTCCGCGCCGATCCTGCGGCGCAAATCCTCAAGTAGCGGGCGCTCGAAAGGCACGGCTCGACTCCGACCAGGCCCAGGAATAACGGCGGTTTAGCAGCTCAGCCCCCTCGCGGATGATGACGACCCCCACATCGAGCCTGCCTGGTGCCGCGCGCGGCCATTCCGCGAGGATGGTGATTTCGTCCGCGACTCCATCCTCCAGCATCCAGGCCAGGGCCTCGCGGCAGTAATCCTCGGCGCGCAGCCTGACCTGGTTCGTTTCCTTCTCGCGACTGATCAGCCATAGCCTCGACCCGAGCGGACCCTCTGCCGCGCCGTCATCGGCCCACCAGCCGCGCCGGTCGCCGTCCGAGGGGTCAGGCAGGGGGTCATCGGCGGTTGCCAGACGGTCGGTGAAAAGGCTCAGGATCACGCTGGTTTCGAGGTCATCGCCTGCCACCAGGTCACCCCCAGAGAGCACCCAATCGCCGGTAAGGCGGGAGGCATCCCAAGTGGTCAGCAGGTCACTCATCGCGCCCAGCGCCTCCCACGCTGCCCTGCGGGGCGTTTATGCTGCCGGTGGCGTTCAGGTCCCCGTCCAGCTCGATGTCGCCCTTGATGGCAATCTCGGGGGCTTCGATTTCGATTTCATCGCATTTGATGACAACCTTGTCGGTGCGGAGTTCGGCCGAGCCGTCATTCTTTAAAATCAGGCTGTCGCCAGTATTGCCATTGTAGATCACGACTTCGCCCGGCGCGAGGCCAGTAAAGCGGGACTGCCGATCATCGGTCGCCACAATGACGCCATGGTCGCGCCCCCCTCCGATAAAGACGACCAGAGCCTCGCTGTCGGCTGGGGGGGAGGATGAAAACCCGTAATTCTGGAACCGCTCGACCGCAATCTTGTCCTCTTCGTAGAGCAGCGAGACTTGATCGAGCTGCAATCCGGTTTCGTCATCCGTCGACGCAATAACGCCGCGCGAAACCATATTCATGATCCGCCGATGATCGCTCATGATGTTGGCTGCCATCCTGCATAGGGGTCACCGCCGCCGCCCTTTTTCTTGCCTTTGCCGCCTTTGCCGCCGCCCTTTTTCCCTTTGGCTGGGTCCTTTTTCCCCTTGCGTTTCGAGGGGTCGGGCAGAAAAGCATCGGGCAGAGTCAAGCCCAGCTCAGTGAGTTCGCCGCCGTCGTCGTAGCTGAATTGGACCTCACCGATGATCAGCTCATGCGACAGCGACAGCCAGGGAGCCTCGACCCATACCAAATCATTGGTTGCCCATAGCTTCCCATCTTCCTGCCGCCAGCCCTGGACGCCGACCGTCACCTTGAGCGCCTGGCCGACGCGGCGGCGCATCTCCCAATCGGCGCGTTGCGCTGCAGCGGCATCATCAGCCTGCTTTTCCGCCACGATGACATGCGGGCGGTATCTGGTGACCCCGGCATCTTTGGCGCGCCCGACAATCTGGGTCAGCGTCTTGGGCGCGGTCTTGCCTGGTGACTTGGCGGCTGCGGCCTGTGCCTGGATGCGCATGCGCTCGCGATAGCGCGCCGAGATATTGGGGATGTCGCGGAGCTGGCGGACCTGCTCCACCAGGCTCGGCTGCCAGCCGCCATCGCCGCCCCCGCCCCAGTCTTGATCTATCGGCCCCCCGTCTTTGGTCCTGTTACCCGGCCTTTGCGCTTTGACGATGTAGTCTGAAAATCGCTTGCTGTTGTCGAGATCCGCTGAGGCACTGAGAATGTTTTCCCCATGTATAAGATTGGTGGTCGCACGACCGGAGCCGGCGCGCGTGAGAACCAGCCGCCCCAGCGCGTCGTCAGTGACCAGAAGCTCGTGCACACGCGACAGCCGCTCGATAAGCGCAAAACACGTCTCCCCCTGCTGGACCTGGACCTCGGGCTCGGGCGGGGTCTGAGTGTTCACCACGATCTCGACCCCAAACGGCTGCGCCAGAATGCGGGCAATCTGGCCGACCGTCATCCCCTTGAACTGCCCCCCGTCAACAGTAATGGAGCAATCCACCAGGTCACAGGTTTTCGAGCGGCCGCTTAGACTGATCGAGTGCGAATTGGCGTCGTAGCTGGGTCCGTATTTGTCAACCCAGCCAGTCAGCACGGTTTCACCGCCAAGCTGGATTTCGCAAGACTCGCCTGGGGTGATTTGCCAAATGTCCTCTTCGAGCGACCAGCGTTCGCTGACAGTCAGCTCAAAATCCCCGGTGGCGCGCTCCAGGCCGCGCGTAACCCTCAGGGTTTTCCAGCCGGCATAGTGCTCGCCTGACACCAGCAGGCTGAAAGGTGCCTCGCGCGCCTCGCGGCTCTGCTGGCTGGTGCCACGGCTGCTCGGCCTGGCAGGGGTGCGAACTTCGCTCATTGCCCAGCCGCCAGAATGCGCCCGGTGCTCGGCAGGAAGGCGGGATTGCGCGCCGTCACCCGATCGCAAATTTCGAGGTCGCGGGCAGTGCTCTGGTACATCCGCCAGGCCAAGGTGATCGAGTTGGCTGTGGCCAGGGTGCGATAGGTCACCAACGGGTTGAGGCTCGCAGCCCGCATCATGATCATGGCATTGATGGCGTGGCGCAGCTCTGCCAGCGCGCTGAACACGTCATCCTGCCCAGCATCGGCGGTCTGCTGCTCAATCGCGATGAAAACCTGGCCGACTGCCTGGCGGACCTCGATCGCCTGGTCGTAGTTGTCGAACGCCATGCCGGTGATCGAGTAGCCGATTTCCCGCAAGGACAGCTCGGCAACAAATGTCTCCATCGCGGCGGCATTCTGGGCGCGCTGGCTGGGCAGCGACAGGATGCGCGGCGTGGCGTAGGGGTTGAACAGATGGCGCGGCCGGTCAGGGGTGACGCCGGGGGGCAGCTCAGGGGCAAGCGGCTGGAAGCCTCCCGAGCCCTGGGGTGCAGAGGAGCGCCACTCGGTTGCCATGGTCAGCATGGCACCCACGACCGGGCCGGCCTCCCCTGCATCCGTGAAGGCGGCAAAGGTCCGATCGAGTGCGTCTGCCAAGGCCCTGGGATCGCCCACCAGCGAGGGAGCCTGG